AATCATTATCCACCTATATTAGATTCTACTTTTTTATCTTCATGATGTAAATCGGTAAAAGCAACAGTCATTTTTGTACATTCTGGATTTTCAAATATTATTCTATACTCAACATTTGTGCCATGAGTTAGTCTATAAATGGCTCTCATTAATTCTGATTTAGTCAATTGCTCGCATCCTTGTTACTAATCGGTCAGCACGATTGGGCACTTGTCTGTACCATCGTGAGTCTACCATTTCAGTGGCAGCTGCCATCCAGTCACGATCGTCTACGCCGCGTTTCATTCCTTTAAATTTAGAGAGTCTTGGGTATCCAAGATTGAAGCACATATTTGCAATAATGAGCTGGGCCTCTTCTGGCAATTCGTAAAAATCGGGATAGAGTTTTTCACAGTCGTCAATTGTGATTTGTATATCCGATTCGAACGCTTCAGCCACTCTATCGTCTGAGACTGGCTCACCAACATCCCATCCATATTCCGGATCTTCCTTTCGTACGAGATGACCGATGCCAAAAGTAGGCAAGCCAAGATGATCGAGATATATTTCATGCTTTACCCCCTCGTCAAGCTCGAGGTCTGCTCTTAACTTTCCTACATCCATTACCACGTAGCTCCTTTTACTTCCATGTAGCAATTGCGATCAGGCTTACTATCTGCTTGTTGAACCCAATTTAACTCTTGAATTAATCTATTATACCAGTTTTTATCATGCTGATCATGTGCTTTATTCATATCGTCCATTAGTTGACTGATACGGGTTTTTATATAATTTTTTCTACGATTTTCTTGTGCGTTATTAAATCTATTTCTCATCAGTTTCTCCTTATAAAACTTTCAGGTATATCCCTTACTGGTTCTTCACAGTCACATACTACACATACATCATTTTTACAATTCGGACAATCAGTCGTTACGCAATGACAACGACAATGACAGTTTTTACAATAACGTACGGCACCTTGCATGTTTTCCTCCAGCTAAAAAGGAGTAGATTTCTCCACTCCTTTTTATTTATATTTTAGTATCTTGTACCATATCCATTTATATCTGCAGTAAGTCTACGCTCAAGTTCTGCAAGTGTATAAGTTGATTCACGGTACTTTAATGGTTGTCCCATAGGTGTGCCAGGCCAACCACCCGTTTTTGCATCGCTGAATCGCATACTGACGATCTTGTTAATAAAACGTTTAATCATTTATACATTCCTCCAATTTACGTAAAATTCTATTTTTTAATAAAATTTTAGAAATTATTTTGATTGTTATAGGGCTCACTTGTAGTACTCCCTTAAAGTTTTATCGTTTAAGATCGCAACGATACCTTGATGAGTTTCGTGTGGATACTCTTGTCTAAGCATATGTGCTAACTTTTGATTAGTTTCAATTTGCCTAGATACTTGAATAGCCGTGTGTAAAGATGAAAAGAAGTCACCTATTAATTTGAACGGCGGTTTGAATACGTCAAACAGATTCCGTGAGTAGTTCAGCACTATTGTTGTCATTTTTTCCCTCGTATGATCCGATTGTGATTTTACGAGGCAGCTTCTCTTCTGGTAGAACGACTTCTAATTTTACAGTCAAGATCCCGTCTACAAGATCAGCTCCGCTTACTTCCGTATATTCGGACAGTCTAAATGACTTTTTCCAGTTACGAGCACTAATACCTTTGTGAATATATGAATTTTGCTCACGACGCTGTGGTCGATTGCCACTGATAGTTAAGATATGATCCTTAACTTCAATATCGATATGTTCTTGTTTGAATCCAGCCACTGCTATTTCAAGAGTGTATTTCATCTCTTCGTCTTTTACAACATTATGTGGTGGATAGGTATCCTTCGCGTGTTGGTGAATATTATCCAACTGATCGAAGATGTGGTCGAAACCAAGAAATGCGTTTCGCGGAAATGCGAATGTTCCAGTCATATTTGCCTCCAATTAAGCAAGGTTGTATTGGACCCGCACCATGCGGCATCCTAATTTATTTATATCATTTGTTTCCCTTTAGGGCAAAATATAATCCTCCTGCCCAAAGAAAAACATGTAAATTATCATAAAGTAATACGTCAAGTAAACTACTTGGTTGGCTAACCCATATAACACCGGTAGCAATACAGCCCATCGTAAACCCGCTAAAGCGAGTAAAAATGTCTGCGATGTTTGCCCATAATTTTTGTATTAGACCGCCAGTGATAATACCTATGCCGGCACCTATTTCACCTAGCACCACAAAAATCCAAACTAGCATAGGTAAATCAAATGTTGCAGCATCATCAGCTGAAATCGGCAACTTAAATAAACCTTGTTGTAAAAATACAACTGCTAAGGGTATACGTATAAACCAATCGTTATTCCATAATCTAGATAAATTCATATTTACTTATTTCCAATATTATATTTAGGACAAAGCTCCCAGGTATTTTTTTCTTTGAAAGGAATGATCTTAATCTGTCGCATAGGAGCAAGAGGTTCCACCTTCTTACCACTATCTATCGTTATAAGTCCCCAATCAGACATGAGCTGAGCGATTGTATTACGTCTAGCAATATCATTTTCTTCTAAATTTGATTTCTTACCGTCAAGTAAGAACAACTCCTTAAAATGTACAATAAAATATCTGCCTTGTTTATGTAATATATGGCAAGATTGAAATAGTTTTTTATCTTTACGAGATGCAACGCCGATACGTGTAAGTGTTTCTCTTACTTTGAGGAAATCATCAGGTTCGTTCAACGTTATTTCCAGCATTGACGCTGGTGTCCATTCGACAATATTATTTTCTTCCACCTTTATAAACCTTCTTCTTTAATTCATTAATCTGTTCAGTTGTAAGAAGGGTTAAGACTTGGCGGGCTTTTTCATTGCTATAGCCATAATATTCCTTAACTACTTCCACGTCACTCGCAGTATCAGGTTTAATCCATTTGGAAAACCTTTTACGCTTTCTGATTATATTTATAAGAAAGTCAAATTGTAAACGATTATCGAGATGATGATTACGATTCATCTCATTTGCAAAGAGAACTGTATCTTTAAAGTAAGATAAGCCACGATTAACCATAAAAGAGTTATAACCTTTTTCAGCAAGATCATCAATCATAAGATCTTGTTTGGTATCATTTATGGCGTTCAAATATTGAAACGGATTTGTCATCGTGTTTACTCCATGGTCTTTGTACATAACGAAGAAAAATGTAAAGTGGTATGCATACCAATACCATACCGCTAAAATCTAAAAAGAAGCTAGTAATAATAGCAACTTGAAAAGTCAATATAAGACTTGTCTTGTCACTTCTATCTAAAGTTTTCCACGCCGCCAACATAGTTATCCCACTCCAATTGTTCTTCTAACATTTCTTTTGTAAACTCTAACGTATCTACTTTATTAAGGTGTGTATCATTCCAATAAAGCTGTGGAACAGTTCTGTGATTTTTAAGACGAAGGAATGCAAGAGCTTGTGCGTTATCTTTTATATTTACAACCTCAAAGTTATAACCCCATTCTTTTAACTTCATCTTCATAATATCGCAATAGTCACATCTTGGTTGTGTGTATAATTTAAGTCTAATTGAATTGGACATTTGCCATAATCTCCGTAAGACAAGCAACAACATTAAGTTCATGATCAGCCACAAAAGCATTCTTATATTGATAGTCTGCAAGAATCAATACGAGTTGTGGTACAGAATGCGGTTGTACTTTATTACTCATATGATCATACAGACCACGAAAGATTGCGGCTGCATCTGTATCTATATTATTTACAACCCATGCACGCATCTTTTTGAAATCTTTTTCTTTTAAAAAAAGAAAGAGATCATCAAAGGCTCCACTACTAGAAGAACAAATGCTGCTGTCAATATGGCCCAGAACAGAATAGCGTTGTAGTTCATTAAGTACTCTCCTCCAATCAGGTGCGTATTTAACAATAAGATCAGCAACTGCTTTCTTTTCAAACTGTACGCTTTCAGCTTCAAGTATTGCAGTTACACGTTGCATGAAATGACCCATTAAATCGGCCATATCTTTTTTAGACGTATTGAATTCGTATACACCACAACGAGAATGAAGTGGTTCGATAATACGATTCTTAAAATTACATGTAAGAATAAATCGACAGTTGTTTGCAAACTCTTCGATAAAGCCGCGAAGTGCAGGTTGTGTCGATTGTGGATTAAGATAATCTGCTTCATCAAGGATTACAACTTTGTAACCACCTTGTAAAGAAACTGTAGAAGCAAATTGTTTTATCTTAGTTCGAAGGGTATCAATGTTACCTTCTTCAGAACCATTAATAATAATATAGTCGAGTGCTAGTTCATTACACATAGCTTTCGCGACTGTAGTTTTACCAAGACCAGCGGTACCGGTAAAAAGCATATTAGGCAATTCACCGGTATCCACTATCTTTTGGAATGTTTGTTTGAGAGTATCTGGTAAGATAGTCTCGGCAACGGTTTTTGGGCGATACTTTTCTACCCATAAGAAATCATTAGACATATTTACACCTCATAATATATTATATCAAAGTTCACAAACGGTGTAAACAGTTTATTCTTCTTCCATTGCCTTTTCTTGTTGGATGTTTTCAACAACTTGGATAACTTGTACTGCGTCATCACGCAATTTACCAAGCGTAGACATCTCTTCGCCTTTAACAGCCCCACGCTGAGACATAGCATCAATCACAGCAACTGTTGAACGAGACACTTGATTTGATAGTGTCAACAAATGATCATACTGATCAGGTTCATTCTTTTCTTCACTCATATTAAACTCCGTACGAAGATGTTTTTTCTAGTGCAATCCAATATTGAACATTTAGTTCTTTGTGTTTGAAGCAAGATATACGTTTACTTGAGATCTCTACATTATAATCACCAGTTATGATTTTTAGGTTTGAGATACCGAGTATAAAGTTAAACTCTACTCCATTAGGATACTCACCATCGATATCGATCGAAAATGCATTCGATGTTGAGTTCTGGCTATCTACAACAGAAAGACTAATTACACCATCTTTGCCAGTGATAGACACTTCTTCGTGACCAAGAGCGGATGCAGCTCTCTTGATTTTGTTAAGTGTATCATTAGTTAGTGTAAACTTCACCTCGCACTCAGGCATGATGATGTCTTTCTGAGGAGTGGTTAATGTTTCTTCTGGTGAGAAGAAGTACTTAACCTTTGTACGACCGGTAGAATCACCGATTGTAACATACTCTTCGGCAAACTTAAGCCGAGGAACATCAACAAGACCAAGTACACCGATGAACTCAGAGAGATCATAGATGCCAAAGTCTTGAGGAAATTCTTGTTCTACAATCGCAGTAGCAACAACGTTACGTGCTTCTGAGATCGTCTTTACAGTGTTACCTTCTCGAATTAAAACATTCGGATTGATACCCGAAAAGTTCTTCAAGACATTCAAAGTATTTTCATTTAGTTCCATTATATATCCTCCAAAAGATAGGTATATTATAACACAAGTTCATTGGCTTGTACACTGTTTTTCATCTTACTAAAGTTCTTTTCTTTCACAAACTCTATCTTGTGATTGAACTTACCATCGAGTATCTCACCTTTATGAGAGATAACGAATACGTTTGTATCTTCACCAAGTGTATATAGAATCTTCAGTAGATTTTCTACGCCATCGTGGTCAAGACTTGAATCAAATGTTTCATCAAGTAAAAGAAGATTAGTTGATACAGAGTTCTTCATCTTTGCTACTTGTCGCCAAGTAAAGAGAAGAGCCAAATCGATTCTCTGTTTTTCACCTTCACTAAATGAGTCATAAGTAAATTCATCTCTATGTCTTGAACGAATTACTTCTTGAAATGATTCGTCAAGATGAAAGTGCACAAAAAAGTCGAGTACTTGTAAATACTGATTTACAAGTTTATTCATAACAGGAAGATACTGTTTAATTATCTTTGTCTTAATTCCAGTGTCTTTTAGCATTTCTACAATAACAGCATTGTAATTAAACTCTTCAGAGATCTTCATCTTATTTTCGAGTTGGTCACTTCTGTTATCTTCAAATTTGGCTAGATCAGTACGAGCCTCAGTAAGATCCGTACCGATCTCTTTTTCTATATGCGACCGGTAATCAGATATGGTCGCTTGCAGTTTCGAAATCTCTTTGGTGTTGGCAGTGAGTTTATGTACCCGATCTCGAAGCGTTGAAAGTAAGCCAGTCTGTTGCTCAATCTCCGATTCCACTCCTTGGCCTTCCGTTCCGATTTGCTTAATCTCTGCCTTCCGCCGATCGCGATCCCCTTCCGTTGCCCGTAAAATCTCATGTTTATGGCCGTCTGAAATGGTTTGGTCGCACACGGGACATACCTCATTCTCTTGGAAAAAGGTGATCCGTGTCTCGAGGTCGCGGATCGTTGATTGCCGATCTTGACCTCTGAGGAGTAGACTCTGCTTCCTATCCTGTAACAGTCCCATCCTCTGTTCGGCTTCTGATACAGATTCATCGAGTCCGAGGCTAAGCTCACTATTCTCAGCCTGTAGTTCATCGACGAGATTCTGCGATGCTTGTATCCTAGATTCATAGTCCTTTCGATTCTCTTCAGTAAGTGCTGCGATATCGCGAATGTACTTCTTTTGAGATTCAATTTTAGTTTTCACGATATCTATGTTGTAGTCTATCTGTTTGAGATTATCTTTTAACTGTGCATTTCTTTCCTTTAGGATTATGTTCATCTTTGAAAATACATTTATGTCAAGAAGATCTTCGATAACTTCTCGACGTACTCCACCAGGTAGTTGCATAAAAGGAATAAATGAGGAGCTACCTAATACAACTACCTGATGAAAAGACTTATGGTTTAACTTCAATATATTCTGTTCAAGTATCTTTTGATATTCTTTTGAGTGTGATGATTGATTGATCATATCACCATTCTTCCAGATCTCAAATACATTTGGCTTGATGCCACGACATACTTTATATTGATGATTACCAATACTGAATTCAACTTCAACTAAGCAACCTTTATTGTTGATTGAATTGATAAGTTGTGCTTTATTAATATTACGATGTGCTTTACCAAAAAGACCGAATGATATAGCATCAAGCATGGTGGATTTACCTGCACCATTTTGACCTACAACAAGTGTAGTCTTATCTTTATTCAGAGAAATCTCAGTAAAGACATTTCCCGATGACAAGAAGTTCTTGTACCGTAAACTTTTAAATTTTATCATGCGAAATCTAGAGCCTGTGCTTCTGTCATGAGTTCCCTTACTTGTATTTTGATTTTATCTTTATCAAGATCTGTGTCGACAGCGTCAATATACGAGTCGACAATCTCTTGGGTGTCGTCAAAATTAATCTTATCATCCTCGATATTTTCTCCGAGGAACTCTTGAAAGTTTTCAGCAATTTTTAATTCTACAATATTTTGCGACTGAATACGATCAATAAATCTATCAAACGTAAACAGATCGGATTTATTCACAACGACGACCTTGACAAGTTTGCCATCTAATTTTTGAACATCATAGTTATTATAATCTATTTTCTCGTCATTGTACACAATTTTTTCAAATAAAGTATGAGGATTTCGTATTTTTTCTATCTCACGTGTTTCAGTATCAATCACATGGAAATACTTAGGATCATGTGCATCTGACCAGAAGAATTCCATCTGACTACCAAGATACCAAATATTATCTCTACGAGAAGAACAATGAAAATGACCAGTCAATACTAATTCAAAACGTTTGAATATATCTGGTGCCATGCCATGCGTGTTCTTAATTCCACGCATCATTTCAAATCCGTTCAATTCAAGGTGCGCGCCAAGCCAGTCAGCTTTGCACTCTTGAATGAACTTCATTGATGACTCATAGTTCTCAGAATTAATCCAAGGGAGAAGTGCAATTCGAAGAGAACCATATTCCATTACAGAAGGTTCCATAATAATATGGATTTCATTCATGTAATGACCGAGACATTCTTTTAATGAGTTAAGGTTGTTTGTATTCTTATAGTACGTATCATGATTTCCTGGTATAATATCCATCTTCATACCATTCTTACGAAGAGGATTCAAGAAATGTTTACGATTATGATTTAACGCTTTAAAGTTTACAAACTTCCTGTGGTCGTAATAGTCGCCCAAGTGTAAGACTTGTTCGATGCCATTTTGCTGACAGTAAGGAAAAAAGACTTCTGAGTAAAATGTCGCTGAATTGTTGAGAAAGATTTCGGAAGAGTTACGTATACCGCAATGTGTGTCATTTAATACTGCTACCTTCAAGTTAAGAACTCCGACAAGTCTGAATCTGCTTTTGTTGTTCTTTTACGACGAACTTTTTCTTCTTTTGCAAATTCTTTTATTTCACTATCTACGTTACGTACCTTTTCAATACGATCTCGTAGTGTATCTACAAATGCACCAACAACTTGCTGGGACATATCATCACCTAATTCATTATCTATAAAGTTCTCTATACCAGATCTTGTAAGATATTTAAACTTGATGTCTTGTTGTTTCTTCTCTTTTGCGATTCTTCTTAAGAATGCATACCAAGTTATTTGTGTAAAATAAGCAAATGCATTTGGTTTACCGGTTCTTGTTGCCGCTTCTAAATTATAATTTTCAACAGCCTTCAAACAATTTTCAACAGCATCCATTACCATTTCTTCGCGATATGTGTAGCGAATAAAATTAGATTTGTGAGACAAACCTTCAGCTATTCGTAGAAAACAGCTGGCTATATAATCAGGTACGATTGGAAGTGTGTCTTTGTTTTTCTTGGCTGTACGAACTTCTGTCACATAGTCCACGACAGCTTGAGAGAACTCGGCATTATTTACGTAATGTATGCTCGCGCGTTTTGTGCGTGCCATGTCGCCTCCTTTAATTATGTAATAATTATATACTAATCACGCGTATTTGTACATAATATTATTTTGCTCTTAGGCTAAAAAATAACTGTGTACTTTTCTGCCAGATAGTGTATAATAAACTATGAAGTTTTCCGGGAGGCAGTATACTTATTCCCCGTCAAGAGTTTTATACTGCCATTCATCTGTATGTCCTACTGACCATTTTGGTTCTGTTTCTACTGTATAATTTTGAGTACATACTTTAAAATCCGGTTGTTTTAGATTTGAAGGAGTAAGACTGGAATCTCTCCATATTACTCTATTATTAGGTTGTGCTGCAAATTGTCCATTGTCCAACATTATTACATTAAAGCTTTTATGTTCTGGGTCGTGTTCAGAAAAATTTATGTCTATTGTAGATCTGTCACGATGTGCATTGTCTATTGTAAACATATACTCCCCCGCGTGCATATTCTTGTCTTTGCCGAAAAACTCACACCGACTTAGTATAGGTTTTTCAACTACAGTTAGGTCGTAATCAAAGCAATCCCAAAGCTGCAAAACATCAAGAGGAAGATCACCATGATCTGTTTTCCAAACGAACGCTGACAAAGGAAGCTTGTCATATAGAGCTCCATATTCTGTAAGAAGTGTTTCAAAGTAAAGTGCCTTATATTGTGATGATTTAACTGAGATCCAAATTCCGGGCGTCAATTCTCCGTGACCTTTTTCCAGGTCATACAGATATTCTTTGCGTACGAACACATTTTCTGGTGGTAATGGATGAACTAAAAAAGACATTAATGCATTGTTCCTTTTGGTTTAAATTCAATTATATTTGATATATCAGAGTCTGCAGCTATCTCATCAAACTTTGTCTGCAAGAAAGCATCCATCTCTTCTTCGGTTAATTCTTTTAATTTATCTTCTATTTCTTTTAGACTAAGACCTGCCTGTTTTACTTTATTGTATTTATCTGCATCTGCTAGTCCTGATGCATAATGTATCATCATTGTCTCAGAGGGTTTTGCTTCTCCAACAATATGTACA